ATGATTTGACAGTACAAAATGTACTAGACTATCAGAACATAAAAGGTAGATCACTGTTGAAGTTTTATTATTTCAATAGTAGCAAGATATCATTTGTTGATGAGTTGCTTGATGAACTTAACGTTCCTCCTGAGCTTAGAATAACTAAGCCAGGGAATGTTACACCTGATGAATGGAGAGTGATAAATCATAATCTACACACAATAGAGCTAGATAAATATAACGCTCTTCCTGAAGTGGAAAGAAAAAGAGTATCAGGATTACAAAAGAAAGAAAGAAATCAAGTTAGTACACATAACAACATCATACTTGATAAATATGATAGAGGTGTACATTCAAAAGAATCATTAATGCGTAAAAATCACAATCACAAATAACATGGCAACATTAACAAAAGAAATTCAAAAAGTAATTGATAACACAAGTGATGTGTTATACAGAGAAGAAATCTATATCAATGGTAAACATGAATATGATTATCATAAGTTAGAAGCTACACCAGAAGCTACAGTTCATACACTATATTTTAGTGATGACTTTGAATGGGCTGATCATATTAGAAAGACTGTAGCTATGCAACTAGTAGATACTGGTAGTGGTATAGAAATCATTGGTGTTAACTCAAAGAAAGAGATAAGCTATTTAGAAACTGAACAGCTTCACATTCTATTGAGATTATCTAGTGGACAATCAGTATATAAAATTGCTGAACCAGCACCTAAGAGAGAGTTCTAATGTGGTCATCAGCTGAAATTGTATTAAAAAGCTATCTTCCTCTTGAATTAGAGGAGGGTATGCTCTTTGTCAATAGAATATTTATTGGTGTTGTTGAACCATATGTTGAATTGTGGGAATTAGATCATATCCCTGAAGATATGGATGAGTTCATGACCAAACATGGTGCACCAGTAGAGTTATTAATCATTGATGAAGATGGAAATATTCTCGCTACAGATGAAGAGATTGGATGGTGGGATGAAGGAGAAAATACAGATGAGTTACGTGATATAACATTAGATGATATTAATCTAGTATTAATGGCATGGGAAGGATTTTTAGCAATAGAAATAGATGAAGAAACAGAAGATCCTTTAATAATGGAAGGTAGAGTGGTATTAAGTCTTGATCAAGAAGATATTAATGATTGGGATGTAACATTAAACGATGGATTAGAAGAAGAATAAGCTATGGAGATATTAACACAGAAGAGATTTAAAGACGAAAGATTTATTGCCTATTCAGTAATTGAAACATTAAAGTCTAGTGCAGTTACAGTGAAATCAGATAATCCAAAACACAAGAACGGAGTTATATATAATATATCTAAGAAGAAATACGAAGATATCATTAACACTGAATTTAACAGAAAATGTGCTAAGCACATGAACAAGGAGTCAATTAGAACATTTATAGAAAACAAATTAAAAAAGTTATGAAACACTACACACCTAAGCAGATCAATGAGATCAAGCAAGAAATTAGAACAGGTAAACCAGCTATCATTATTGCAGATGATTTAGCTAAGAGATGGGGAAGACCATCTTCAGGTATTTATTACAAAGCTATTCAACTAGCTAAACAGACACGAAAAATCAAGAATGACTATGTTGGTCCAACAAAGAGAGTTCGTGTTAAGAAAGCTAAGAAAGAGAACACTGCTGTTATTCCTCCACATTTATGGACATTGAATGATGAAAAAGAAGTTGTACTTGTAAAACAAGATGTAATTTTTGGAAAAGGTGTTGAACAAGAATCAGTAACTATGGAAGAGTTTGAAAAGATATGGGATGAACCACAAGAACCTGCAGAGATATGTATTGAGGTGCCTACAGGAAACATATCATTCATTGGTACACCAAGTAGAGTGGTGATATATTCTGATCACGTTAGATATTATTATAATAACTAATATGGTTAGAATAATATAACATTTTTCATTATCTTTGCAGGCTATGAAATTTATAAATTATTTAGTTAGATGGATATCGAATAATCTTGCAATGCCCTTTTGGGTTGTAGGACATATCCATCTATCTATTAATCTATATGAAGACATAGTAGAAATCATAGCATCTTTTGGTATGAATATAATTGTAGCAATAGGCTTTTGGCTAGACTGGAAAGACCATAAAAAAACAACAAGAACATGAAAGAAGTAATAATAATAAGTCTACATACTTATAAAGCTTAAATATAAGTATGTAGGCTTATAATAAACAAATAAAATTATGGGAGAAGTAGAATTTAATGAATGTGATTTTTGTCATATAGAAAAACCAATTGGAAGAACTTATTTAAGACCAACTAAATATGTTAAACCAGAAAATCCAGAAGAATATCTGAAGTTATACAATGAAGGTAGTTACTTTATTATTGTAAAAACTTGTAGTGATTGTGGTGAACCAAAAATTTAAAGACAAAGATGAACAATAACAATGTAATCATCTTTGACATAGAAACTATGCAAGAACTATTCTTAGTTGTATGTATGGTGCCTGGTAAAGCTGGTAAGAGCTTTCAAGTGTCTAAATGGAAGAATCAACTTGATGCTTTTGTTAGATATACAGAGACTAACAGTGATGTTTATTGGGTAGGATATAATAATCTACGCTTTGACAGTCAAGTTGTTGAATGGATCTTGAGAAACTATGATAAGTGGCATGAACTAACTAATCTAGAAATATGTGCACGTATAGCACAGAAGGCTGCAGATGTTATCCATGATGCTAACTATGATGTATTCCCAGAATACAGAGAACATGAACTATCCCTTAAGCAATTAGATTTGTTTAAGATACATCACTACGATAATAAGAATCGTATGGTGAGTCTAAAAAGACTAGAGTTTGAGATGGATCTTGAGAACATTGAAGAGATGCCTATACATCATACTAAAACAAATATGACAAAAGAAGAAGTTGAGATGACTATTGACTATTGTTATAATGATGTGGATGCAACTTATGAATTCTATAAGATAACCCTGGGTGAGACTAATCATCCACTATACAAAGGAAACAACCAAATAGAGCTGAGACAAGATATTGAAGCTGAGTTTGGTATTCCATGTATGAACTATTCAGATAGTAAGATAGGGGATGAAATGATCAAGAAGTATTATTGCTCAGAGAAAGGAATTGAGTATAAAGAACTTCCAAGAAAAGGATTTTTCAGAAAGAATATAGATCTTAAGAATTGTATTGCTAAGTATGTAGTGTTTGAGACTCCTCAGCTCAGTGAGTTCTTAAAGAAAATGAAGAAGACCACATTAGGTCTTCAAGATGATTTCAAAGAGCATATAGATTTCCATGGAAATGTATATTCTTTTATGAAGGGAGGTCTTCACACCGAGAATGGTCCTAAGATCTTTGAGGCTGATGAAGAGTGTGAGATAATCGATTGGGATGTTAGTTCTTATTATCCTGCCATCATCATCAATAATGAGCGTTTTCCTGCTCATTTAGGTAAAGAATTCCTTAGGGGATACAAACAGATGTTTGAGAAAAGATTGGAGCTTAAACCATTCGCTAAGAAGGATAAAAAGATTAAAGGAATTGTTGGAGCACTTAAACTTGCAGTTAACTCTGTATATGGTAAGTCATCTGATATGCAATCATGGATATTTGATAGGCAGTTAACTATGTTCACCACAATTACTGGTGAGCTTAGCTTGATGATGCTTATCGAGCAATATGAATTGAATGGCATACATGTGATCTCTGCTAATACAGATGGTGTAACTATCAAGATTAAAAAAGACCTAATTCCATTAATGCATAGTCTTAATGAAGCATGGAGCAACCTCACTCAATATGAGTTAGAGAGAACTGATTATTCCAAGATTATCTTTAGTACAGTGAATGACTATTTAGCAATTATGACAAATGGAGAGATTAAGAAAAAAGGTGATTTCCTTACTGACTTTGAGTTACATAAGAATAAATCAGCCAGAGTGGTTCCTATTGCTCTTGAGCAGTATTTTGTACATGGTACTCCTGTTGAGCATACGATTCGTGCTCACACTAATCTTTATGATTTTTGCATAAGACAGAAAGCTACAAGAAGTTTCCACTATGAAGGGACCAATAGGTCCACAGGTAAGAAGACAGTGTATGATAAACTCATACGTTATTATGTGTCTAACGAAGGAGACAAAATCTTCAAGATTAAGAATCCAGAGTGTCAAACCAGAGCTGCTGCAATCAGTCAGATAGAAGCAGGTGAATGGGTATGTAAAGTTTGTAACTTCTTACCAAAAGGTAGCAAAGTTGATAATGTCAACTATGATTACTATATTGAGAAAGCCAATAGGTTAGTAACAAAAATAGCAACTGAAGGTAGAAGAATCAAAACAGTGCATATTCCTAATCAATTAAATCTTTTCTAATGAAAGCTAAAATCAACCGTACGAACATCTCTGATCATCTAGTTGAATATCAACTAAAGATGATTGGTAAGACAGTGCTAGACGTAAGTGGTGATGAAATGTGGTATTTCAATAATACCATGACACCAGAACAACATGAGGAATTCAAAGCGTATGCTGTTCCTCTATTAAAAAAAATCTTTAAATTTAACAAAACGAGAGCTGAAGGAACATTTGGGTGGTTTGACCTCCAGTTCGGGCTGAGAATTAAAACTTAACAATTAAAATTAAAAATTATGAATTTATCAAATGATGCTTTATTCTACAGTATTGTAGGAATTGCTGTGTTAGCAGCAGCAAGATTGTATTATGTAATGTACAAAGATGCACATGAAATTAAAGAAGAGCCTAAACAACCACATGAGGTTAGAAAGGTGACTTTTACTAAAGGTGTAGATCCTTATGAAACTGAGAAACCTAAGAGAAAGAAGAAGAAGTATTACAACAACAAGAAGAAAAAACCAGCTGTTGCAGAATCTGCACCAATTGCAAAGAGACCTGTTGGAAGACCAAGAAAAACTACTGAGTAATGAATTGGTCTGAGGATTATGAATATCCCAACGATCATATTTATGCTATGGAGAGATACAAAGATGTAGTTGATTCATGGCATAGATGGGAAGAAGAGCAAGAGTCTAAGAATAGACTACCTGCAATTATTAAAGTAGTAACACCAATAACAACAGATGAAGCTAAATATAAATCCTCAACAGTTCGAGGAGCTCATCAAACGAAGTTACAATCTTGATATAATATATCTCTTGAAGCTGATAGACGAACAATATGATATTGCACCCTTATATAAGGACAGTATGAAGATTGCTTCTGTCTATCAGTCTTTAATAAGAAAAGGATTGATAACTGAGCATGATGACAAGCTCACAACAATAGGTAAAGATCTTTTAACATTCATAGATAGCAAAAGTAGTGCTAGAATTATAAAGAGAAAGCCTGCTACAACAGACTTTGAAGAATGGTGGAAAGCCTATCCAGGTACTGATGCATTTGAGTATAAAGGAAAGTCCTTCAAAGGTACACGAGCTCTTAGATTGTATAAAGATGACTGCAGACTGAAGTTTGATAAGATTATACTAGAGGGAGATTATACAGCTACACAGCTTATAGCTGCTTTGAACTATGAAATCATACAGAAGAAAGAGAATTCTATTTCTAGTAATAGTAATAGATTGACATTTATGCAAGGATCAGCTGTCTATCTGAATCAAAGATCTTATGAACCATTCATTGAACTAATTAATGAAGGAGCCACAATAGACATTGCTCCACAGAAACCACAAGGAGGAACTGATATATGAAACAACGTGTTGTTATATTTAATGACGTACCAGATATCTATCTCTATGAGGATGAATGTGGTTATGAACCAAAAGGATGGTTTAAAGAGTATGACTCTTTGAAAGAAGCTATCAAGGATAGTCCTAGATCAAAAATACATCGTTATCCAACTAAAAACACAGACCATGAATTTTAAAGAATTTTTAGAAGCAATAAATTTATATCCTTGGACATCCTTCTTTGTATGGGTAGCAATACTTACAATTGTAACAATATTTAAAGCTGATACTAAATGAGTTTTGAATTACTAAACGCAGAGGTTGAGAAAGGATTGAATGATTTCAATAGAGGAATTCCTATGGGCTTTGATAGGCTAACTAGATATGTAGGTATTCGTAAGGGTATGTATTATTTGATAGGTGGTAACACTGGTTCTGGTAAGACATCTTTCATTGATGATGCATTTGTTCTTAATCCTGTTGATTGGGCTATGTCCAAAGAAGGAATAGCTTCAGGTATCAAGGTGAAGGTGTGGTATAGGTCCATGGAGAGAAGTAGAACTTACAAGATGGCCAAGTGGGTATCTCGTAAAATATTTCTAGACCAGGGTATAATTATTCCTGTAGGTAAGATTTTGGGCTGGAATGAGAAGATGACTAAAGATGAGCATGATCTGTTTCTTTATTATAGAGATTACGTAGAGCAGCTCAGTGAAATAGTCACCATCATAGATGGTCCAGAGAATCCTGTAGGTATAGCTAAAGAGCTAAAGACTTATGCTGAAGAGAATGGTAGAATAGAAAAACTAGACAAATGGAATAGTATTTACATTCCTAATGATCCAACACAAATCACTATGGTGGTAGTAGATCATATTGGTTTATTAAAGACTACCAAAGATCAACCAACAAAGAAAGATGCTATTGATAAGATGTCTGATGAATTGAGATATGCCAGAGATTTCTATGGATATAGTCCTGTAGTTGTTAGTCAGTTCAATAGATCCATATCTAATCCATCAAGATTAAAGAATGGTGATGTAGAACCTCAGCTAGAAGATTTTGCAGATAGCTCAAGCACACAGAATGATGCTGATGTTGTAATGGCTTTATTTGATCCTATGAGATATAAAGTGGCAGATCCTAGTGGATATGACCTAGATAAACTAAAAGATCAATATGGAGCTAAGTATTTCAGAAGCTTAAGACTAATCAAGAATAGCTATGGAGAAGATGATGTAAGAATTGGTCTTGGTTTCTTAGGTGAACTTGGTTTATTCAAGGAGTTGCCTAAGAAGAAAGACATTACAGATTCAGACTATGAATCAATTACTAACAAATCATATTTCCTAAGATAAACATGAAACAAGAAGAACAACAAAATGCATTTCCAGCATTACATTTAAATGCTCATCAAGGAATGACTTTAAGAGATTATTTTGCGGCTAAAGCAATCCAAGGACTTTTCAGTAGTATGGGAGAAATTACAGAGTCTTGGAGTCGTATGGCTAAAGATATACCACTTAAAGATTATCTATCAGAGTATGCATACGAGATAGCAGATGCAATGTTAAAACAAAGAGAACTATGACAATTAGAGACAAGAGGCAGAAAGAGTTTGCTGATGTATGGCTGAAGCATGGGAAGTTTGGTATATTGAACTTATGTCCTAGGTTTGGTAAGATTAGAACTAGCATCATAGCTCTAGAGAAAATCAATCCTGAGAGCATATTGATTGCTTATCCAGATAATAAGATTAAAGATGCTTGGCAATCTGATTTTTCTGATCTTGGGTTTGATGACAGCATTGTCACATATACCACCCATCTATCACTAAAGAAGTATGCTGATCAAAGCTTTGATGTTGTCATCATTGATGAGATACATCTACTGAGTGCTGCTCAGATAGAAGTGTGTAAGGACCTGTTCGATGTTAATGGACAGATCCTTGGTCTAACTGGTACATTATCCAGTTGGACAGAGAGAACTCTTGAAGAAGAACTTGATTTACATGTAATAGCTCACTATCCAATTGAAAAAGCAATTGAGGAAGGAGTTATTGTAGACTATGAAATCAATGTTATTAGAGTGCCCTTAGACAATGTTGTACTTAATCAATATAAGACTAAACAAAAGACTGAGAAGAAACAATATGATGCTCTGTCTTGGGTGATTAACAAACTGCAGAACAGTGGATCTGATACAATGTTTATGAGACTTGCAAGAATGCGTATTATTCAATCATCCCTAGCCAAAACTAATGCTACAAAGGCACTTTTGGCTGCTAATAAAGATGAGAGAGTGCTAGTATTCTGTGGTACCACTGCTGTTGCAGACAATCTAGGAATCCCTTCCTATCATAATAAGTCTAAAGAGAAAGAGATCTTTGAAGACTTTGCTGAAGGAGCAGGTAATCACCTAGCTGTTGTAAAGATTGGTAATACAGGTGTTACATATAAACCTCTGGACAAGGTGATTATTAACTATTTCGATAGTAATGCAGAAAACCTTGCTCAGAAGATAAATAGATGTATGGCTATGGAGTATAACACACCAGATAAGAAAGCCCACATATATATTATCAGTAGCAATGAACTTGTAGAGCTCAAATGGTTATCAAAGGCATTAGAATTCTTTGATACAAACAAAATAAAATACATATAATCCTTGACTTTATGAAGAATTTGTTGTATATTTATAGAATAAAACTAAATATTAATAATTAAAGCGAAAAACAATGGCAAGCAAATTAGTAGGGATTGTTGGTGCAACTGGTACTGGAAAGAGTACAGCAATCAAGCACCTAAATCCAGAAGAAACGTACATCATCAATGTTGCAAAGAAGGAGCTTCCTTTTAAGGGAAGTGAGAAGCTTTACAATGTGGAAAACAAGAATTACAAAGAAGTAGAAGATGCTAACGAGATCTCTCGATTGCTAAGAACTATTTCAGAGAAAGCTCCTCACATCAAGAACAT